TCGCTCGCCGACTGAACATAACAAATAATGTTTTCGCCGTTTGTTAGTTTAAAATGTCTTACATCTACTTCTTCGATTGATTCCATTTATATATTTATACCATGTATTTTATAGTCAAATTTTTCTCTACTGTATATTCTGATACGCTCTCCAGCATGATTTAACGTATAATTCTTTCGGGCCTTCCAATGTAAATCATCAGCAATATCATATACCTTAGTATCTATACCATCTGCAGACTTCCTTAATCCACGTCCGATACTTTGAAGAACCCTAATTTGAGACTTACTCGGTGAAGCAAAAATAATGTTGTGTAAACGCTTAATATTAATACCTGTAGAAAAAGTGCCCATACTAGCGACAATAATCGCGTCGTCCTGCTTCTCTGTAATCGCTCGAATCTCTTCCCTCGTATCCACGTCGGTCTCACCTGAGACATAAAACAACCTCCTCGTATTTCTTGGTAATTCATCAAACTTTTTCTTTAATAAATCGTGCAATGGTTTTCCGTGCTTATCGACAAACTGGAATAATATCAGCGAGTTCCCTTCTTGATCCATCGCTAAATTTGCTATAAAATTATTCCGCGGTTCGTATTTTACAATAAAGTCAATCTCTTCTTGGTACTTCATCTTCGATACTAATCTGCAATGTTCATCACTATATTTCAATAACAAGACAAATATGTCCAGTTGTGACAATGAGTTTTCTTCAATCAGCTTTTTAGTAGTAGTGACTTTATGCACAGGGCCAAATAGACCTTCTAAAACTAACTGATGTGTCTGTGTGCCATCTAATGTTCCTGTTGTTCCTAAACGATATTGTGCATTCACGCACTTTTCCAATATAGCAGTTAAAGACTTAGCTTTAAAATTATGCGCTTCATCACCAATCACCATGCCGTAATTTTCAAACCATGGGGTCTGCATTTTATATATTGATTGCCATGTAGTAATAATTACACGGTGCTTTAAGTTATACTTTTCTTTGCCTGAATATATTTTATGGCAATTAGATTCTACCGACCATTCGTCGTTTGTGGAATAATCGCCAAAGTCTGAATACATTTGTTCAACTAGCGATGTTGTAGGCACAATAAGCAATACGTTTCTGTCATACATCTCTAAAAAATATCTAACAGCTAAATATATAATTAAACTTTTACCAGAAGCTGTAGGACTTAATAACAAAGAACTTTTATTAGTCAGCGCATGTGAGAGCGCACTTAGTTGATAATCTCTAGGTGTTATACTATCTCCGTTAGCTGTGAGCGTCACCTGTTTCAGCAAACTTTCAATATCATGAAGTTCTTCAATGTCGGGCCGTCCATACATAGAATTATCTTCTACTATAAACTCATAATTGCGGGCATTCGCAAATTCAATAAGGTACTTATAAAGTCCCGCGTAAATTTGTTTTTTTCTTAAATCGTACAATCGTATCTTACCATCCCACATACGATTTTTGTATGACGGCATAAACTTATAACCTGGTACATAAAAACAGAAGTGTTCTGACAACTCCATTTCTATTCCTGGTTCAGTTATAACACTTAGAAATACCTCGTTCTTTTTCTTAACGACTATTTTTTCCATTACATCCCGCTAGTAAATTTGTTCCATTCAATAATATTTTTAATGTTCTGATGTCTCCACTTAATGTTGTCAAGTATTTCTTTTAAAGTGTCAACTAGTTCTTGTGTGTAGTGCATTTTAGCTTGATGTTCTTGAATGAGTGGGTCCGCATCGTACCACTTATCCATATCCCCTTTCAGCACTGTAAGTCCGTTCAAAGGATCGTAACCCCATCCTTTAGAATCCATTTCTTCTTGCGTGAGTTTACCGTTATAGTGCATGAATTTATCTTTCAATAAGACTTTAAATTCTAAGTCAAGCTTTTTAAATCTAAGTTTATTTATTGAGTATAACTCTAGGTACTTCGAATGAAGCTTTGCCGAATCTCTTGCCGATTGGTCTAATTGAAGCTCGTCTATAATCGAGTCTTTTTTCCACATCTCAAGTATTGTTTCTAAATTATTCATAATATCTCCATAGTATATCTATATGTGTACAAACACCGCCAAAAAGTAAACTGATGTGTTTACTTGATTTCGTAGTATGTATACTTTAATGTCACGTCAGCTTGCAGGTATTCTATGTCCGTCTGCTGAGTAGAAAATTCAACAGCAGATAGATTGGTAGGAAAACAGTCTCTAAAAGTAATCTCTTTCGTGACGTTATTATGGCTACTCAAAATGGATAGAGTTGCATCAGACTTAAACACTTCACCTTTTCCAACGATGTTATGCATCCAATTGAACATCTCAATATAGTTTTCCATATCTTCCGTTACGTTGAATCTTATAGCAAGATCGCCAAAGGCAATCCTATCACCAGTAAAAGCTAAATTAGACCCCTTGTAGGGATTAGGAGCTTCGCCTAATGATAAGTCTGGAAGAGTTACAGCTGTACAAAAATACTCAACATTAGCATATTGAGTAGAATCTATTTTAAATTGAAATCCGGTAGGACTCAAAAAGTTTTTATTTTGTGTAGTCATATATCTATTTATACCAATCTATCTGCTAAGAGTTAATTATTTTTCGTTAACAAACTCATTCAGCTCTTTTGCTACAGAAATAACATCAGATGCCTTTAGTTGTCTAGCAGGTAGAACTTTTGGGTTATCCTCATTTCTACTGTTGTGTTCGTGAACCTGATCAATTTTCCTGTGGATATTTCCCTCAAGTATTCCTTGAGCTTGGTTTAGTAAGTCGGCTCGAATCTCGAACCCTGATTTTCCATTTGACATATTAGTCTCCGTGTGTGTGTTGTCCATCATTAGACAATATTATTTATACGCATAAAAAAAGGGACCCGAAGGTCCCTTTTAAACTGTAATCTAATTAAAGATTAGCTGTTTTGCATAATACCGTCTACTCTAAAGATTCTAAAGTAAGGGTTAGCTCTATCAGCACCAGTTGTTCCGTCTGTAGCTACGAACGGGTTAGCAACCATACCATATCTAGTTTTAAAACCGATTCTTGGCTGGAAGTCTTCTTCACCAATTGCTTTAACCATAGTTAAAGGAACGTATGGGCAATAGAAAAGACCTGCGTCGTATGGAGTGTTACCTCTGTAACCTACAGTTACGTAGTCAGGATTAGTACCAGTTGCATATGGATCAACATATACTTTGAACTTACCGTTAAGAACACCAGCAAAAGTATTACCAGTATCATCAACATTCAAAGAAGTTGACAAAGCAGGGCTATAATCAAGCATACCAGAAGCAGCTAGGATTGAAGCAACGTCAGAAGAACAGATTACATAGTTACCTTTTCCTCTTCTTGTAGCTTTAGCGATCACATTAGCTTCTCTTTCGATTTGCACAATAAGACCTTTTGCTTTTTCAGCCAACCATCTGCCGTCTGAATCAGTGTGCAAGTTAAAGATACCTTTAACAGCAACGCTTGACTGACCAGCACCCAAAGTAGCTTTTCTGTTTACAGTTCTAACAACTTCTCTGTTGATTTCCGCAAGGATTTCAGAAGAAAGGATGTTAGCAAGTTCACCTTCAGCATCTAGACCGTGAACAGCCTTAAGATCCTGAGCAAGCTCCATTGTGTATTCAGCTTTAAGAGCTCTTGACTTAGCAGTAACAGTAGCCTTATCGATTGAGAAAGCCATCTCACCGAAAGTAGTACCGTCGCCGTTGCCTAGTGCTTCAGCTTGAGCTGTAGTTAGACCACCAGCAACGTCAGAAACGATTTCACCAGAAGTTTCACCAGTTCCTAAGTTGTTGTCGCCGTCATCAACAGCAGATTCTAGACCAGAAGGTCCAGCTTCTTGAGTAACAGAAGCATCACCAGAGAAAGAAGCATTAGCTTCGTTAAATAGTGCTTCACCACCAACTTGGTTGGTATATCTAGACTTCATTGCAAAGATTAGACCAGTAGGTCCGCTCATTGGTTGTACACCAGCAATATCGTAAGCGATAAGGTTAGGCATAGCCCTTCTTACTAATGAGATCAATACAGGATCGAATCCTTTGATCGCACCAGCAGTTGCGCCCATACCAGCACCAACTACGTTACCAGCAGCTTCACCGATGAAGTTACCTTGCACAGCTTGAGCTTCTTCTCTAGCTGAGATTTCTTGGTTCTCTAACAATCGAGCAGTTACTGCTGCTTTATGACTGTCTTGAATTGATGGAACATCTGCGTGCCCGAGAACTGGAGCCCACTTTTCCATTAAGTTTTTGTCTGCGTTAAACATTTTTTGTTTCCCCTATATAGACTATTTGTTATATTTTGAAATAGCTGAAGTGTATCTAGCCATAACATCACTGATATCAGCCGGAGCTTCGTCAGTACCAACTAAGTTTTGAGCTTCATCTACTGATTCTTGAGCTTCAGATCTGAAGTATGATTCTTTAACAACATTCACTTTCATTTCGAAAGATTCTGCGTCGTCAAAATCAATATCTTCTACCAAAGATGCAAGCTTTTCAGCTTCAGTCAATGCTAGCCCAGAAGATGCATTTCTTACAACTTCGGCTCTTTCCAATAAGGAAACAGACTCAGTCAGTGCGATATTATCTTCCGTTGATTTATTTAATGATTCTTCCAGTTCAGCAACTTGGTCGGCTAATTCGTCGACTAGGTCTACCTTACCTTCAGGAACCTCGATATAGTGCTCTTTGAACACTGATTGTAGAGAAGCCATAAAGTCCTCAGCAATCTCAGTCCTAAGACCAGTACTTACTGCAACTTCGTTCTCTGTCATCCAGTTAGTAACAACATAGTTAAGATAAGAATCTACCTTTTCTACGAGCTCTGACTTGATTTCAGTTACTTCTTCTTCAAGATTTGCGACATACTCAGATTCCAGTCTATCAATCTCTGCACTTACTTTGGACTTCAAAGCAGCTTCAAAGATGATTCCAGCTTTTGCTTGGAAACCATCGGATAGTGTAGCTTCTTCAGCCACTAATGATTCTAAATCTTCAGAGTAGTCAATATGGTCGACATTTACATCTTCCTTAACTGGCTTCTCTTCTTCTTCGTCATCACCATGATCACTTTCCACGGTTTTCATAACACTAGCATAAATCTTTTGTGCGTCTAGTTTTTTTGATTTCTTCAACATATCATTTACTGATGCCATAATAGCAGCCTTAGTTTTAGGCATTTCGACTACAGGTTTTTCGTCTTCGTCGTCATCCTCATCGGAATCTTCCTTAACTTCTTCTTCGTCTTCGTCGTCTTCATCAGACTCCTTGACTTCCTCTTCGTCATCATCCTTCTCTTCAGCTTCTTTTCTAGCTTTAGCTTCTATGATTTCTTCGTCTTGAACTTGTTCGTCTTCAACGAGCTCCTCACTTTCTGATACGTCTTCGACTAAACCATATTTATTTTCGTCATTAGACATAATTTATTCTCCTATTAAGAATTTACAAGTTTAGAGAGGAAATTCTTAAAAGCTTTAATCTCTACATCAGATGATCTCATGTTTCGAGCTTCCTTGATTTCAGTCTCAATTTTCTCAACTTCTTGTGGGCAAAGTACACCATTATTCCATACCCAATCAACACCTTCCATAATTCCATTGACAAATGCCTCTGGAGCTGAAGGGTCCTGAACGATATCTACGGTAGACAACATAAAGTCATCTTTCACATACATAGTGCCATTTTTTTGCACAAGACTTCCCATACCACGACTTGATACACCAAGCTTAACGCCACCTTCGAGAAGACCTTTTACGATCTGTCCCATAGGGGTTTCTAAGATTGATGCCTTTCCAATAACATTACTTCCGTCAAATTTGAGTTCAGTAATCTTATGTGAAACTTTATCTAAGTTAATAGTAGGACCTTCAGGGTGGTTTAATTCCCCAACGGCTCTACCTTGACTTACTTGTTCTTTTACATATTTGTTAACTGCATTTTCTAAAATGCTCTTTTCATATATCCGGCCATTTCTATTCTTGGCATCGGCTTGCATGAAAACACCCTCTATGCAAAGGGTCTTTTTACCGTTAACTTTCTCTTCAATAACCTCTAGGTTACTGTCGTTATATTCTGCTATAAGTTTCATTTACTTATTTCCGTTGTTATTCCTCTTCTTTAGAGGCCTGCCTGTCTTGTAATGAAGAAGCAATTTCAATCTTCTTTGCATCAAGAGCAGCAGTTAATTTGTCGGCCATAACTGAATTAAACTGCTTACTAGCAGCAACGTTATCGCCATTTTTTACATCATTAATTAAATTTTCAATACTCATTTATTTTTGTCCTTCGTTATATATTTATAATATTTTAAATGTCAAGGTCGTCATCATCTTCAATATCGCCTGATGCTTTTTCAGCAGCGATTTGTTTTTGAATTTCAGCGATCTCATCATCAGTTTGTCGTAAGATATTCTTACGAATCCATTCATTTGATACGTATTTTCCAACATACTCATCCATTTGAGCTAACATTTCAAAACGTTCTCTTGTTATCTCAGCTTCTTTTAATTCACTAAAGTAATTATCTTCAATAAAGTCAAAGTATATATCTTCCTTCCATTTCAACCAATCTTCTTTAGTAATAATGCCTTTCAGCATTAACTGCGTTTTTAGCAATTGTAAGAATAGATCACTAAACCTCTTTCTCAATCTATCTAAAAACTTCTTAAACTTAACCTCATCTCTAGAGATCTCAGTAGATCTACCAAGATTAAATCCAGACTCTTGCTCTAAACGATTAGCTGGAACGTTGAGCGACTTGTACAGCTTCTTTTGGAAGTAGATGATGTCGTCGATTTGTCCGAGGTTTTCCCCGCCGGGTAACGTTGAAATTTCTGTACCTCTACCACCTTCTCTACGCGGTAGGAAGAAGTCTTCCAACATCGACATGTGCTTACGATCATCTTTAATATCTCCAGTCTTAGCATCGTATACTAATTTATTTCTATACTGACCCATAATATTTTTTAAGTATTCTTCAGCTTTACCTTTAGGAAGGTTACCTACATCAATATAAAAAATTCTACGTTCAGGTGCTCTACTTATTCTGTATATAACCAATGAGTCTTCCATCATTCTTAATTGATTAACTGGTTTAATCGCTTTATGTAAGAATGATAATATTCTTTTACGACTTGGATCTAACATTCCTGAAGTACAATATGCTATTGAGTCAGGGTGTATTTTTAATCCTTTATCGTCACCTTGCATCTTAGTATCTTGGAACAAAAAGTACTCTTCAGACTTTTTAATAATTTTTGCACCAGTTCTAGGATCGGTTACTTCTTCTATTTCTTTGATCTTTCTTAGTTTAGTTGGATCAATATATCTTAATTCTTGAATACCCTTCTTAGGGTTTTTGTTGTCGATAATGATATGATACGGCAATCTACCGTCTACATACCATTTTCTAAAAATATCGTGTGAGTAACTATTAAATTTGAGTAATGAGATAATATTCTCAAACTCTTCTTTCATAAGTTTCTTTATTTTATCAGATGCTTCCATTTCATCCATAACAATTTCAATAGGTGCTGACCTATTGTCACCTACAATTGCTTCATTTATAATATCCTCTACGGCTGCATCGCATTCTGGATGTGAAGCAACATCTCTATATTTGTATATAAGATCTACTTCGTTTTTTGCAGTATCACCGTCAATATCAACATACTGGCCAAAGTGACCACCACTGTTAATAACGCCAACACCGTCTTCGTCTGTGTCCGGAACAAAGGAAGGAAGCTCTGGAAGCTTTTGCCCCTTTCTATTGATCTCAAAACCAAAAAGTTCTGCCATTTTCTATTTACCTCAATATTATAGGAGGGGAGATTAACTCCCCTCGTTTAATATTATTTATACAGCTTTTAAGAAGTAGTATTTGACTCCCAATATTGTACCTGTAACTCAACTGTAAATTCTTCAATCTGATTTTCATTATCGTATGAAAGTTCGATTGTAGAAAGATTAGTTGGGAAACAACCACGCATATCGTAAGTCTTAGTTACTTCGCCTTGCTTGTTTAACTGCTCAACAATAATGTCAGCCATATAATCGGTAGGATTACTTTGACCAGTGTTATTGTTGTGTTCGCTAATACCATTCATCCATCTTTCGAATGAGTTTCTTACTTCAAAACCAGTATCATTAATCACTGTTAATGTTACTGGTTCAAAAGTTCTGTCACCAGCTAGTTGTAGTTGTCTGCCTCTGAATAATACAGGGACAGGAGCTACGACTGATGAAGGAAACTGAGCACCCTTAATCATGAAGGAAGATAGTTCAACGTCACCTTGAGCATAAGCAGGGAAGTTACATGTTACTTTGAACATGTTTGAACGTGCACCACCGCCTACTAGCTTAGATTTAAAATCGTCAACGCCTAAAATTGCCATTATTCTTCTCCTA